GGATCCTCCTTTGTTGGCTGTTCGTTGTCTAGCTATTTCTGCACGCATTTGTGCAATGTCTTCGGTGCTATCAATACGCTCACGTTGAACTGCAATTTGCTCTGCGGCTCGCTGTTTGTCAAAAGCTAACTCCATTTGCTCTTGCTGTGCTTTTTGTGCTTGGTCTTGTTGACGTAAATCCAACTCTCGCTCTTTTAAATCTACAAGTGGGTCTTGCTGTTGTGAACCTGTAATTTGAGCTTCTTGTTGTAAATACTCAGCCATTAACTGAGCTTGTATTTCAGCAACCCGAGCTTCCATTTGGCCTTGTTGCATTTGTGGTTGTTGCTGGATACCCATCATTTGTGGTTGTTCTGGCTGTTGTGGTTGTTGTTGTGCCATTTCTTGCTGTGCCATTTGTTGTGCCTTTAAAGATATATGGTCAAAAATGTGCGTTTGCAATATTTGCATAGCTTGAATGTTTCCACGAATAACAGAACTACCCATATACGCTAAATGTGTTTGCATATGGGCATCATGATTTTGCTCAGGAAAAGCCTGAAGTTGCTGTTTTCCTATCAACGCTAATTGAACTGCACCATTTTCCTTTATGGGGTCTAAAGGTTGTGGCGGAGTTTGGGGAGGAAGGATTTGTTCAATATTGTCAATATTCAATGCACTATACATACGACGATATGCTTCATACATATTGTGCATATCAGGTTGAGCTTGAGCTAATTTAAGCTGTTCCTGAGCAAGACTCACCCTTTGCGACATACTAAATATGTTGGGGTTCGCAATGGGAATTATGTCTATTCTACCATCAAAGTCTTTTTGTTTTAAACCTTGTGTAGCTTCGGTTATATTATAAGGGTATTCGCTAGGATCCATAGCTATAATATTAGAAAGCAGTTTAAACTCCTGCTTCATGCTATTATACAAGCGTTTATGTACAGCCGACATTATACGGCTTCCACGTTCTAATAACGCTACAGTCGTACCTACAGGCATTTCGGTATTTTGTATATTACCAGTACCTATATCAGTTGTTCCCACAAATTTTTGGGCAGACTGAACTACAAAGCCTAAGAGTTGGAACAAAGTTCCGCTTGGTTCCTTATAAGGGAGTGGGAGTAAAGAACCTCGTAGCTCTGTTCCAACAACATCAACGTCCCGCCATTCTCCAGGCTGGAGTGGCTGATCGTCATCTCGAATACGCAATCCTCTTGCTTTAAAACCTGCTGGCATATTTGCCAAAGTTCCGCTGTCAACGAGCTGTCGTAAATTAGCCGTTGCGGTTCGTGACAGATTACCTAACAAATGAATTAGGCCATTTCCATAAAACCCAAGTCCAGGAGTAAACATATAGTGTACAAAATATTGTTGACGCTCCTTTTGGGGGTCAGCTTCTATAAAATTACGGTAAATCGCCAAAACTTCGCTAGTATCAGCCGAAACCGTAACAATATACGGTAATTTAATACCTGTTGGCTCACCAGACTCATCCGCATCAGGGTGGTCTTCCAAATCGAGGTAACAATGGCACTCGTAAAGAGTGATTTCTTCGTTATTTCCCGATTTTTCAATACCAGTTAAGTCTTGTTTAGTATCTTGGAGCTCACTTTGCTCTATATCGCCACCTTTTATGTCTATATCAGAGTAAAAACCACTAATTTGGAGCTTGCGTAGCTCATTTGGCGACATTTTTATAATATGTGTGGCTCTTTCGGTAGAAGTTATATCCACAGCATTAAAAGGCACTAATAAATCTTCGGCCTGTACAAATTTACTTACCTGCCTGTTGAGTTGTGGGTCTAAATACACCTTTTTGAAGGCACTTCCACACAAACCTAAGTAATACAACATCTGGTCAAATTCGGAATCATACTCCTCCATGACGTGTATTAACTGATAATTCATAAAATCTTTTACACGATTGGCCTGTTTTTCCAAATCTGGGGTAGTATCGCCCATTACTTGTGTACGAACTGGTCCACTTGGAGGTAACAGCTCTTTATAGGCTTGACTTTGAAATTGGCTAACGGCTTCGTTCAGCATAGGGTGTATTACACCTGTAGCTCCGCTAAAAGGTTCGGTGCGGTTTTCGTACTTGAGGCCTAAAAGTTCCAATCCTTTAGTGTAAGTAGACATCCAGTCGGAGCGTGAGTTTTTATCCTCTTCAACTTTTTCCAAAACCATACTGGAAATACCTGCAAGTTCGTCATCGGACATATTTACTGCTAAATTGGCCGTAAAAGAAGTATCAGGAGCGGCTTCTTCCATAGGGGGTCCCAATTCCACACCACCATCTTCTAGTGGTGTAATTTCCATGCCCTCTGTATCCATTGGAGTTTCTTGTGGCATTTCTATTTCTAGTTCGTCGGAAGGCAGAGGTCGACCGACCAATGTAAACTCACGTTCTATTTGGTTATAGGGACTATTTTTTCTTCTAGCCATTTGATTTCCCCAATCTGCTTAAATTTATCCATAATATGCTTGCTCTCTTGGCGGTGAGTTCGCAATTTCCTTATAATCTTCTGGGTGCTGAATAAAACCACCTTCTCGGAATCGTCGTAAGGCTTGCGTAACGGTGTCAACGTAGTCATCGTTCTCTCCTGCTGGAAATGCCGCACATTCTTCTATCACTTCCTCTGCCCATCTAGTATCTGGAGCCCATACTAACCCACTTTCTAGTAAAGGTGCAACTGAATTCACACGAGTGAACTTATCATTCCCTCGACTTGGACTATAATTCTGTATTGGAATGCCCATTTGCCGTAGTTCTTGGGTCAATGGCATTCCGCTCGCTTTAGCTTCAATTAACACACATTCGGGATCCCAGTAATCGTATTCTTCCATAGCTATACGTCGTAATTCGGGGAAATCCCACCTACCACGTCGGGCATCGCAAAGAATAATGTTCGGAGGTCCTCCCTCCTCGGGATAAAAAACTCCCCACGTTGTTATAGCACTAAAGTCAGCGTTTGTCTGTTTGCTATATGCAGTGTCATAACTTTGCATCACATAACTTAGTGGGGGTATATCTTTCTTTTTCCACTCTTGCCACCAGTCCCGCTTTAAAATAGCACTCGTTTCTGATGTTGGATTCTGTTGCCACTGAGCCTCCCACTTGCCAACCGACAACGAAGCCTTCACCTTTAACAGTTCTTCCTTTTTCCAAAACTCTGGCCACAACACCTTTTCGTCGTCCAACAACGCAGGAAACTCAACAACCTCCCATTGGTCAGCCAATATATCGCGAGCCTGTTGCTTTAACAGTTTACCTGTCAAATCGATCTCGGACCATCGCGTCATAACAATTACAATAGCTCCTCCAGGCTGAAGTCTTTGTCTTGGACCACTTGTATACCATTCATAAGCATTTTCCATAGCCGCTGGACTTAGGGCATCTTGTTCGGAATGGGGGTCGTCAATTATCATAAGGTCCGCACCACGACCTGTTATTGCACCACCAACACCTGCCGCAAAATATTCACCACCTTGATAAGTATCCCATCTACCTGCCGCAGAACTGTCCTGCCGCAACTTCACCTCGGGGAAGACCAACGAATAATCGTTAGAGTTCATTAAATTACGCACCTTACGTCCAAATCGCACGGCCAACTCGCCTGTGTGCGTAGCCTGTATAACCTTTAACTTTGGATTCAAACCCATTAACCAACTCGGCAATAAATAACTCGCATACTCCGACTTCGTATGTCGTGGCGGCATATTGACAATTAACCTTTTTATCTTACCTGTGGCTAGGGCATTGAATTTCTGTGCCATTATCTTATGATGCCTACCCTCTATGAATTCAGGCCATACCGATTTACAGTAGTGCATAAAGTCCTTTCTCGCGAGATCGGACGAGCTGAACTGGTTCTGTCTCTGTAAAAGGCGAGCATACTCCTTCAGTTTATCTTCAGGAATGTTCAATGGTACATTACTCATTGATTCTAAATATTACAAAAATTTTCAAAAAGCAATGAACCTATGGGTATCCGCATCAAAAAGGGGGGTGGGGGTATACCATAATTAAACCACTACTAACGATTTGTCCAAATCAGTGTAAACGCTAACACATTTACACGTTGGTCAGCGGCAAGGGGTGGCGGCCTTTTTAAATGGCCGTTTGGCTGTAGCTAGCGGCCGCCAAGTACCTTTTGGCGGCCGCTGTTGGTGCTAGGCTAGGGCTACTAGCTGTGCCTGTGGTACACCCCATGTAGGGCTGTTGGCACTAAAGCCGCCGTTTAGCAAGGCCATTACAGCGTTTTGCCTTGGGCTGTTGGTGGTAACGCTACTGCCGCTGTTACGGCTTATAGCGTGTACCGCTAGCAGTGGTACGGCTTGGCCTACCGCTGTGGGTACTGTGGCCGTTGGTTGCCATGCTATGCCGCCCTTTTTGGCATAGCTTGCCTTGTAGCCGTTGGCTGTTGGTAGCCAAAACTGGCTAGGTAAGCCGCCAATAGCCGCCCACATAATTTGGCTACAATGGCCAAATTTGCCGTTGCGTGCTTGGCAAGCCGCCCATAGGCCGCGTGTTGCGTTGCCGCCAAATAGCGTGCCGTTGCCGCTTATTGCTGTTGGCAATAGCTGTATGCCAACTTTTGCTAGGCCGCCATTGGCCGCTATAAAAGCGTTAATAGCGTTGGCGTTTAAATTGTTAGCGTTGCTAAAAGTGGCAACTGCCGCTTTTGGTGCTGTGGTTGTGGTAATTTTTTTACCCATTTTAAAACCCCTTTTGGTTTAGGTTGGTAGCTTAATTGCCGCCAACAAATATAACTTAATACTTTACATTAGCATTGTAAACCCCTTTTGCCATGTTTTTTTGCCGTAGCGGCTAGGCGTTTTTGCATAGCTAGCTCGCCATGTTTAAAATTAGTATTGTGGTTGCAACTGCAACTAATGCGGTGATTGCCATTTTCTTTACCTTTTGTTGTTTATGTTATTTTTACAGCTTACACACGCTATTACTTCCAGCAAGTATTATGTAGTCAAGCACGAGCCATCCTGATTCTTTGTGAATCCATAGCTGGAAGTGCGGATTAGGCAGGGACAACCACAATCCCTGCCTAATCCTTGGGGTACAACCTTCAATCCAATCCGTTACTTAAACCCATCCGATAACCAGTAGCACCATCCCATCGCTACTAGAGCTATTATTAATATTACGAACAAACTAATCACTTCAGCCATACTAATCTCCTTTGTGTGTTGGGGTGGCCGTGTGGCCACCCTCGTTATTAAATGTTTACAACCCTTACGTCGTTGTTTTCAGTAATCTCATGCACCCTAGCCTCAGGTAAACCCTCTTGGCAGTCTTGCACATACCCTGCACACCTCATTTGCCATTGCCATGTAGTGTTGTTAAGCTCATGCCATTGGCCGTTTTTGTCACAGTAAAACAACTGAGCGTCTTGATTGTATATGTCATTGTAAAACCTAAAAAACTGTGCAAAGACAGTAACCTCACGCATAGTTGCGTCAGTATACATTTCAGTTTTTATACCTATATGTTGGTCAGTAATTAATATCATTTTTTTGTACCTTTTTTGTTAATTATTTAACTACAACTACCACTTTAAAGTAAGACGTAGCATGAACTATAGCTAAGAGCTCGCCACGAGCTCTTAGTTTTTACCTTGCTTTTAGGAGGAGCTGACTCTTATTGACTCTTACCAAAGAAGAGAAGAGGGATTATGACAGCCACGCAAAAAAGAAAGGGGGATGTCCATCCATCCCCCTATCCGCTTATGTACGAGGATTCCAACGTTCGTTGATTTTCGCTTTTATGCTTTGGGCAGTTAGAGGCTTACCATCCTTATCAAAAGCATCCCCCTGCTCTATGAGATAAGCTAAATCGCTTGACCATCCCTCACACATTGTTTCAAGCTCCCATGCAATAGCGTGTATCTGGTAAGACGGTAACTGCTTTATGGCTTCTTTTATGAACCCCACCATTTTTTCGTCTCCTTGGTTGTAACCGTCCAGGCCAAACTGTTCGGCAAACTCCTGCACTTGATGGTGTGTTGTGGTTGACGTATGGCGGTATGCTCGTTGCTGTTCAGGTGTTCCGTAATAAGGCATATGAGACATTTGTGTTTCCTTCCAATAGTTAAAAATTTATACTTTAAGTATAAGGGGTGATTATTTATGAATAACCCTAAAAGATGTCTTTTTTGTCACCCTAGTTTAGGAGGAGCTGACTCATTTTGACTCACATTGACTCTATGTATGTATGTATATATGTATATGCAGATAGATATAGAAAGAAGAAGATCAATCCATCCATCCTCGTCAATCCTTGCGGCCGTCCAAAAAAATAGGCGACCGCTAACGGTCGCCTATCCGTTTTAACCTGTCATATTAATTTATGCAGGTATCACATAAAGTTCAGCGTAGGACTGTCCCCATGTTTTCTTGTTGCGT